CCACAAAGTGGACTCACATCCGAAAAATGATTCATACAATGTCTTTTACTGCTAATCCTGGTCGTAATGTTAAGATTAATGTTAAGGACAGGGTTAGTGGTAAACTCTTAGGTCAGATATCACTTGCGTCTGATGTAACATCAATGGCAGTTAGAGATAACTACATTGGGTGGAGTAAAGACAATAAGTTCAAAGATGGAAAACTCAATCATACAACAATAGCATCTACGATCGTATGTACCCAACCATTGGGTTATAATTTCTTAGGTGGTAAATTGGTTGCTATGATGACTACGGTGCCAGAAGTAAGAGAGTTTTGGAAACGGAAGTATGGACAAACTCTTGTAGCAGTTGGTACTACATCATTATATGGTATACATTCACAATACAATGGAATACCACATTTCAAAACATTGGGCGAATCAGCAGGTAAGATATCAATCAAACCAGATGATTCAATATATGAACTGTGGCACGATTGGATTAAAGAGAATCAGCCTGAAGAGTATGAACGACAAACAACTCAGAAGGAAGGTATTGAGGGGCCTGTCTCAGGCGTAAAACAAAGAATCCTCAGTATGATTTTCAAAGAGTCTGGTATCAAACAATCTGAATATCATCATGGGTTTAAGAGAGGTGTATATCTTGCTATGATGTATGAGAATGGTGCTGAGTTTCTTCGGTCAGAAATATCTGAAGACGAACTAAGGATGAAACAAAAGTTCGAAGAGGGTGTAGATTATATCAGTAAGTGGTGGAAGAAGAAAGCTATCAAAAGGTACACCAAGCTACATTCAGAGGGAAGGTTGAAGCCAGAGAATCTATTTTACTTAGATGCTATTGGTATGAGTTGGGATAAGATGAAAGAAACATATTTAAAAGAAGTCGGAAGATAATGAACAATAACGAACACAGTTTATGGGTTGAAAAATACAGACCCGATACATTGGAAGGGTATGTTGGTAATGAACATATCTTAGAGAAGGTAAAAATATACATTGAGAATGAAGATGTACCACATTTGTTATTGTATGGGCAGGCAGGTACTGGTAAAACCACTCTTGCTAAAATCATCACTAATCAAATTGATTGTGATGTTATGTACATCAATGCATCTGATGAAAATAATGTAGATACGGTCAGAGATAAAATCAGAGGGTTTGCATCATCAATGGGATTCCGAAAGTGGAAGGTTATTATTTTGGATGAAAGTGATTATCTGACTCCAAATGCACAAGCAGCACTCCGTAATCTAATGGAAACATTCTCTAAAACTACAAGGTTCATTTTGACCTGTAACTATGTAGAGAAAATCATCGACCCTATTCAGAGTAGATGTCAAACCTTTGGAATTACACCACCATCCAAAAAAGAGGTGGCTATGAGGTTGAAGGACATTTTGGATGGTGAAGCGGTCAACTACCAAATGGAGGATTTGGCAGTTTTGGTGAATAGTGGATACCCTGACATTCGTAGAGTGTTGAATGCAGCACAACGACAAGTCATTGGTGGTGAACTAAAGATTGATAAAACATCTACCATTCAGGCAAACTATATGGATGATGTTTTGGGTGTATTGAAATCAAATGATAATCTCAAAGATTCATTTAGAAACATCAGACAGATTATTGCAGATTCTAAGGTTAGAGACTTTACACCATTCTACAGATACTTATATGATAATGTAGATGAGTATGCTAGTGGTAAGGTAGGTAATATCATCCTCAAAATCGCAGAGGCTCAGTACCAAGACGCATCAGTAGTTGATAAAGAAATCAATGTGATGGCAATGATGCTACAAATTTTAATGGATATAAAAGGATAAAAGATGGCAAAAGAAAAAGGAAAGGTGATTGGAATGAATCAACAACAACAAGCACCACAAATGAATATCGACCCAACAAAGTTGGACACTGTAGAATGTGAAAATTGTGAGAGTATCTTTTTTGAAGAGGTTACAATGTTCAAAGAAGTACCTGCAGTAAAATCACCGAATGGACAAAAGTCAATGTTACCCATTCCTGTAATCAGATGCGCAGATTGTGGTGAGGTATCAGAAAGGTTCTTACCAAAGGAACTGTTACCCTAATGAGTGAAAAGAAAACCAAAGCAAAAACTATATTTGAACATCTTAGTGGTATCAAAGAGAAGAAGGTGCCTTGGAAATCATTGTCCGATATGGACAAAAAGTCATTTGATGTCTATAGGATAAATCGATTTTTAAGTATGAATTTAGATTTACTACCAATTGTCAATGTTCTTCAGAAATACACCATTGGCATCCTATCACCAAAAGATGTTTATAATCTGTATTTGGACTTCTTACCAAAGAAGAAAAGCTTTGATAAGTATGTGAAGGGTAAGAAAGAGGGTAAGTACAACAAAGAGCTTTTGGGTTACTTATCATCGTGGTATGGTGTATCTCAAAGAGAAGTCATTGACTACTTAGAATTGTTACCCAAAGAGGATACAATTAAGATTTTAATGAAATATGGTTTAACAGAAAAAGAAGCTAAAAAGTTATTGAAATGAGTAAAGTAACGGAAATGTTAAGACTATCAGCAGAGTCTGATAAAGCAAAAGCATTATTGAGTTTGGAGTTGTTGATGGATAAATCAGTTGGTATTGGTGACCACTCTACTTCTGACTTCTACAACAACGCAGAGGAAGCGTTGAGAATGTTGGTTGATGCAGACGATAGATTGACCGCATTAGAGAAATACTTCAGAGTAAACATTCACGATAAACCAAAACAACAACTCAATGGATAATATTAAAGAATCAAAGACAAAAGTAGTACATAAGGGTGAGAGGGTTGTCCCTACTGAAGAGTCCGCAGTTGATTATTGTGAAAGGGTGTATCCTCAAACAACAGATGAGTTCAAAACCATAATGGATGAGATGTATGTAACCTTTTGTAAGAAACAAAGGAACTATGGGCCTGATAATATTTCGGTAGGTACTGATTTGAAAACCACCGATGATATTAAGATTTCACTTACGGGTATTTGGTTCAGACTTAATGACAAAATCCAACGACTAAAACAATTGGTAGTGTTGGGTCAGCCAGATGAGGTTGGTGAGAGTATTCAAGACACCTATGAGGATATGAGTGTTTACGGAGTAATCGCTCAGATTGTACAGAGAGGTAAGTGGGCTAAGTGATGAATTGGAATGAGTACTTTAGAAATATTGTACACCAAATCAAACTGAAATCAAAAGATGAGAGAACTCAAATAGGAGCTCTCATTGTGGGTGTCGATAACGAAATTGTATCATCAGGATACAACTCATTCCCAAGAGGAATCGTAGATGACATCAAAGAACGGCAAGAACGACCTGAGAAGTATTATTGGTTTGAACATGCCGAACGGAACGCAATCTACAATGCAGCTCGTATTGGTGTATCAACTAAAGGGTGTACGATGTATTTGACTTGTGGGATTCCATGCGCTGATTGTTGTAGAGGAATCATCAATGCAGGTATCAAATCAATTTATTGTGAAAGTGTTGGTGGTGCGGTTGGAAAGAAGTGGGAAGAATCGGGCAATCGTTCATTGGAGATGTTCAAAGAAGCTGGCGTCAAAATAAATTACTATGACAATCAAACGCAATAAAATAAATAACATCTTTACACTTGGATTGAGAGAACCACAACCTGGCGACTCAAAAGTATCTTACTCCCAATACACAATGTACGCCAACTGTCCTAAACAATGGAAGTTGAACTATATGGATGGCCATCGTTCATTCGACCCATCACTACATTTGGTGTTTGGTACTGCAATGCACGAAACTCTTCAAACTTGGTTAGATGTTCTGTACAATAAATCACCTAAAGAAGCATCCCAAATAGATTTGGGTAAGATGTTATATGATGGGATGGTTGCAGAATACACAAAGATGAGGCAACAGACTGGTGGAGATTTCAGTACACCATCTGAAATGGAAGAGTTCTTAGAAGATGGGGTTGAGATTCTCAACTTTATTACCAAAAATAGAATTGATTATTTCAACACCCGTCAACTAAAGTTGGTTGCTATTGAGTTACCGATTTACGCCAAAGCTATAGAATCACATAATGTCAATATGATGGGATTCTTAGACTTGGTGTTTGAGGATACATATCAAAACAAATTGGTTATATGGGACATCAAAACCTCAACCAATGGTTGGAACAAATATCAGAAGGCTGACAAAACAAAGACTGCTCAGTTGGTGTTGTACAAAAAGTTCCTATCTGAACAATTCGGATATCCATTGGATAAGATTGATGTAAAGTACTTCATCGTAAAGAGGAAGTTGATGGAGGGTATGATGTATGCACAGAAGAGAGTGCAGGAGTTTGTACCATCTAATGGTAAACCTACTCTGAATAAGATAACCAAAAATTTTGAAGACTTCATCCGAAACGCATTCAATGAGGATGGTAGTTATAAAACAGATTCAGAGTTCCCTGCTATGGCTGGTAAGAACAATAAGAATTGTAAGTACTGTCCATTCAAAAATGACTTTGATAAGTGTCCAAAAGAAAATCGTCATAGAGTGTAGAAAGTTTAACATTTAAAAATTGTATATTAACAAAATATTCTTTATCTTTACTATGTAATAAAGAGATAAAGAGATGTTCACAATCACAATGACAACGATATTCCTACTGATAGTAAACCTTTTTGGACTAACCCTTAAAGCCTGTAAATAAAAGAGATATGAAAACAGAAACGCTTAAATCAATTAAAGAGCTTCTACTACGTGAAGACCTTACCAATCTTGAGAAAAAAGTTGTCGAAGTAGCGGGTGAAAATCTTTGGACTTGGATAGGTATCGAAGATTATTCATGTATGACCTTCCACGAGTTATGGGTTTGGTGTAACAGTAAGCACCCGGAAAGAGGTTATGAGGGTGTTGAAATAACGTATGATGAACTGAAAGGTGTAATCGGTTCTTTGGTCAAGAAGGAGATATTTTTTACCTACGATAGAAACGAGGGTTTGAATCCTCTCCTCTACCCGCCACGTCATGAAGTCGTCTTCGTGAATCAATCAGAAATGGAACGATAGTCAATAATTACACATTGAAGTGTAGTTTTTATTTAGGGGAGAGGGCATCTCCCCTTTTTTGTTATTTGTATATTTCATAAATTATTTGTATATTTGTATTATGAAAAAATTAATTATGATAATCCCATTCATATTGGGATACAATAGTGTACAACATTCAGAGGTTGAACCAATTGTTGAAATAAAAACAAAAGATATTGTAGTTGATGTTACACCTCCAAATGTGGTGGACTCTTTGGATTTGACTCCATTAGTAAACGCTATGATTATGGTTGAGAGTGCTGGTAATGATTCGGCATACAATCACAGTGAGAAGGCAGTTGGGTGTCTGCAAATTAGACCTATAATGTTGAGAGAGTGTAATCGGATTCTCGCATTAACCAAATCAAATGTTAGATACAACCTATCAGACAGGTGGAATCGGGGTAAGTCAATTGAAATATTTTATATAGTTAGTAATTATCATCATAAAGAGGGAGTATATGAAGAAATCGCAAGAGCATGGAATGGTGGGCCGAAGTGGTCTGAAAAGAGTGGTACAGAAAGATATTGGAACAAGGTACAGAACAAACTTAAAGAAGATGAATATAGCAATCATAGGCTCTCAGAGGTATGACAATGTTAGGAATATAAGAGACTTCATATTCAACATCAGAGAGAATCTGGGTGTTGATGTTAATATAATAACGAGGGGTAATAAAGATGGTTGTGAGAAATGGGTTAGGAAGTACGCATTAGAGTTCGGACTCAGATACACAGAGTATAATCCAGCACATACCACAAGAAATCTATATAGTGGTATGAGTGATGATTACTACGATAAACCATATCACCCAACACAAATACTTCATCAGTATGATTGTGTTGTAAAACATTCAGATAAGATTTTTTACTTTGGTGGCATAAAAGAATCAGAACAAAAACACTTTGAGAGATTGTTAGTAAGATTCGGAAAAAAAGTTGTATATTTGAATTGATTAATTTTATTCGGATATTTATATTAAATAAGTTTTGAAATGAGTAAAAGAAAAAAGATTGTATTGTTGTCCGATGATTTGCGATTACATAGTGGTATCGCAACAATGTCAAAGGAAATCGTATTACATACAGCACATAAATATGATTGGCTCCAAGTCGGGGCAGCGATGAAACACCCTGATGAGGGTAAGTTCTTCGATGTATCAGATTCCATAAACGAAGAGGCGGGTATTGATAACGCAAATGTTAGAATCATTCCTACATCAGGTTATGGTAATCAAGATATGATTCGACAGATAATGATTGCTGAGAATCCAGATGCAATCTTACACTTCACCGACCCAAGATTTTGGGGATGGTTATACTCAATGGAAGATGAGATTCGTAGACACATCCCAATCTTCTACTATAACATTTGGGATGATTTGCCAGACCCACAATGGAACGCACCATTCTATGGTAGTTGTGATTTGTTGATGTCTATCTCAAAACAAACCTATGGTATCAACAAAAGAGTGTTGAAGAGGTTTGGTATGGATTATGAAGATTGGCAGATGGGTTATGTACCACATGGTGTATCTGAAAAGTTCAAACCAATCACCAAAGACTCAGAAGAGTATGGTAAGGTAACCGAAATGAAAGCTAAGTTTGGTGTATCTAATAAAGAGTTTATAGTACTCTATAACAACAGAAACATTCGTAGGAAGAATCCTGGAGATGTCATATTAGCATACAAAGAGTTTTGTGATACACTAACCACCGAAGAAGCTAAGAAGGTTGTGTTGTTGATGCATACTCAACCTGTAGACCAAAATGGTACAGACTTGCCTGAGGTAGTAAACAATATTTGTCCTGATTATGATGTGAAGTTTACCAACTCACAACTGACAACAGATGAGTTAAATGTATTATACAACCTATCAGATGTTACAATCAATATGGCATCTAATGAAGGGTTCGGTTTGGCTACTTGTGAATCAGTAAAAGCAGGAACACCGATCGTGGTGAATGTCACAGGTGGATTGCAAGACCAATGTAACTTTACAATCGATGGTAAGTACATTACCGCAGAACAATATATTGATTTGGGGTCACTCCACAATAAGAGGGACTTACCACAGAATCTCAGTTGGGGTAGTTGGGTAAATCCAATCTGGCCATCCAATCGTTCTCTGCAAGGTTCACCTCCTACACCATACATTTTTGATGACAGATGTTCATTTGAAGATGCTGCAAAAGCATTGAGGCAATGGTATGATACACCATCCGAAAGAAGAACAGAATGTGGTATCGAAGGTTCAGAGTGGATTAACTCTGAAGAGAGTGGAATGAGTGCAAGATTTATGGGTGAGAGATTCATCGAATATATGGAGGGTGCGTTTGATAATTGGAAACCAAGAAACAAAGTTGAATTATGGAAAGTGTAAAGTTATGTGTAATTAGTTGTCCCATCGCAACGAGGAGTGGTTATGGGGCACGAAGTAGAGATTTTGTGAGGGGGTTGATTAAATCCAAACCAGATTGGGATATCAAAATACTTTCTCAGAGATGGGGTCAAACTGCGATGGACGCACTCAAAGAAGGTGTTGATGATGACTTACTATCAAGAGTAATTGTAGGTCAGTTACAACAACAACCTGATTTATGGATTCAAATAACTGTACCCAATGAGTTTCAACCTGTTGGTAGATACAACATCGGAATGACTGCTGGTGTAGAAACCACCATCATGCCACCTGAATGTTTGGAGGGTATCAATCGTATGAATAAGGTTATCGTATCATCACAATTCACAAAGGATGTGATTATGAACACCACATATGATAAGAAAGATGAGAAGACAAATCAGTTGGTAGGTCAGTTAAAGTGTAATGTACCTATTGAAGTTCTGTTCGAAGGAATCAATTTGGATATCTACAATGAGAAAGAACCATCAGAGGAAAGAATCAATGATGTACTCAAAGATGTTAAAGAATCGTTTGCATTCTTATTTGTAGGTCATTGGTTGAAGGGTGATTTTGGACAAGATAGAAAGAATGTAAGTGGTTTGATTTGGACATTCCTACAAGCATTCAAAAACAAATCCAACCAACCCGCACTCATCCTAAAAACATCAGGTGGTTCAACTGCATTGGTGGATAGGGTGAGATTGAAAAAGATGATTGAGAATATCAAAAATCAAATCGGTTCAGTAAGGTTACCAAATGTTTACCTACTCCATTCAGATTTGACTGATAAGGAGGTTAACGCATTGTATAATCACCCAAAGGTAAAGGCTCATGTGTCACTCACTAAGGGTGAGGGATTTGGAAGACCACTTTTGGAAGCAACAATTAGCGGTAAACCAATGATTGTTAGTGGTTGGAGTGGACATATGGATTTCATCAAAAATGAGTTTGTATCAGTAGTCAATGGTAAGTTGGAGAATGTACATCCATCTGCCTCTGATAAGTTTTTGTTGAAAGAAGCACAATGGTTCACCGCAGACTACAATTTGGCAGGTGGTGTTATGCGTGATATGTTTGATAACTACAAACCCTATTTGGAGAAGTCACGCAAACATCGAAAGTGGAGTAAGGACAATTTCTCATATGATAAGATGGTTGAGAAGATTGGTGAGTTGTTCGATGAGAGTACTATGAGTGGCACAGCACAACAACCACAACAGGTTGGATTGAAGTTACCCAAACTAAAGAAGGTTGGAGAACAAACTAATGAACCACCAAAGTTAAAATTACCTAAATTAAAGAAGATTCAGTAATGCCAGAATACACTACACAAAATAGAAACAGAATGGCCGACCCGATGCGTATTTCAAAATCACAATTAGAGCCGGGTATGGTAGCAAAACTTAAATATACAAAATTAGATGGGTCTACTAGAGACTTTTATGTATTTGTTCTAAATCCAAAATACAAAAAACATTTACATTGTTTGGATTTAAAGCATGTTAACCCACCACAGATGGTTTCTTTTGCTAAGAATTTGGATGAGGTATTTAGTAATACACCTAAAATAAAAAGGTTAAATCTAACTAAAATGCAGTTAGACGAAGATGCAAATAAATTCTATATAAGTAATGTTAAAAACTTTAAGTTAACAAAGGGTTATAGAACTTTAATTGAAAAAAACATAACTTCTGTTACTGTATACAATTACTATTATGGAATTTATGATAAAATATCGCCAAAATCACCATCTGATTTAGAAAGAAGATATGATATTAAGGGTAGAAAAGATTAAGTATGAAGATAAGTTACGCAATACCCGTTTGTAATGAGCATGTAGAGATACAAAGGTTAGTTTCATTCCTATTACAAAACAAAAGGAGTGTAGATGAGATTGTTGTACTCTTTGACTCAACTAATGGGACTCAATCTGTAGAAGATTATTTGAGAGCAAAATCTGTCAATTGTGAAATCAATTGGTTTCCCTACGAATTTGATGGTGACTTCGCAAAAATGAAGAACCATCTAAATAGCATGTGTAATGGAGACTACATCTTTCAGATTGATGCAGATGAAATGATGGGAGTACATTTGATGGAGTTAGTCCCACAAATAGTATCAATCAATAAGCATGTAGATTTATTCAGAGTACCACGAATCAACAAAGTCGATGGGTTAACCAAAGAACACATCCAAAAGTGGGGGTGGGTAGTTGATGATAGAGGAAGAGTAAATTGGCCTGACCCACAATGGAGGATTTACAGAAATGAAGACCACATTAAATGGGAGGGAAATGTACATGAAAGAATAGTTGGACACTCCAACCACTCTATCTTACCTTTAGAAGAAGATTACGCATTGATACATATTAAGAGTATCGAACGGCAAGAACGACAAAACGAATTCTATAGTAAGTTATGAATATTTATGTAGACATAGATGAGACTATTTGCTTTTACGAAGGTGAACGAAATTACGAAAAAGCTATCCCAAACTTTGATAATATAAAAAAAATTTGTATATTGTATGATAAAGGTCATACCATAACCTATTGGACTGCTCGTGGAAGTGTTACTGGTATAGATTGGTATGATATAACTAAAAAGCAATTAGATGATTGGGGGTGTAAATATCATCATCTAATCGTAGGAGAAAAACCAGCATACGATTTACTAATATGTGATAAAACAAAAAGAATAGAAGAGTTATGAAAGATTCTTTAAAAAATATAATTCCTATTGATTGTGAATCATATAATATATCACATGATGCTAATTTAGCAAACTCTGGAATTTATATTATGAATTGGTTACAAGATAATAATAAAATAAAATTAACACATTCTTATGGTGGTATAGATTATAGATGGGCGTTTGGTATTAGTGGTATTGGTTCTATCGATTATATATCTGATAGTCTACCAATTCAACTTAAAAACACATTCAATAATGACATTATAGACTATTTAGGTATTCGCAATCTAAATGTTAACGAAATAAAATTTGAAATATTAGGGCCTAACAACTTAGTAGATAACATTCATTTAAAAAGATGTAGATTTGGTGAAATAGTTCCAGTTTTAGATGATGATATGCCAATTGAATATGAAAAGACTATATTTTACAGTTCATTATGGCATACTGATAAATCATTCGAATTAAACAACTATAAAATATTAGTGTACCTTAATGACATAAATGTAAATCAAGGTGGTTTGATGATTGCTGACCCAATAATGTCCCCTAAAATGATTGAATCAAAATGTGTATTGCATGAAAGTGGTGTAAAATACAATTCTGATACCATTAAATCAAAGGAAGTAATCGGTGCTGCTGGAACATGTTCTAGCTTTAATAGTCATATATTACATAGAGCTAATTTACCAAAATATGGATATAGATATTGTATGCATTTATCTTTCTTATTGAACGATTCTAAATATTATCATAACGCTTACAGTAAAAATCATATAAAATGAAAAGAACTTATATCATAGGAGAAATTGGAATAAATCATCAAGGTGATATTAACATAGCCAAAAGACTTATTGATATCGCAGCTGCGGCCGGCTGTGATGCAGTTAAGTTTCAAAAAAGAAATCCAGATGTTTGTGTTCCTGAAGAACAAAAGTCCAAACCAAGAATCTGGCAAGGTGAAGAAATGACATATTTGGACTACAAATATAAAGTGGAGTTTGGTAAGGATGAATACGATGAAATAGACACATATTGTAAACAACAAAAAATAGAATGGTCGGCATCACCTTGGGATATGGATTCATTGGAGTTCTTATCTCAGTATGATATTCCTTTTATAAAACTACCATCAGCTATGCTGACAAATGATGAACTATTAGATGGGTGTGTTGGTACTGGTAAAAGAGTCATATTCTCTACGGGAATGTCCACATACGAAGAAATTGAACATTCAGTTGATGTACTCCGTAACGCAAAAGAAAAATATAACAATCCACATCCAATCGGATTACTACATTGTAACTCAACATACCCAGCACCGATAGAGGAATTAAATCTATCAGGTATAAAGACATTATCTGAAACATATCCTGACTTTGAAATAGGATACTCGGGTCATGAATTTAGATTAGGTACAACAGTTGCCGCAGTTTATTTAGGTGCATCTATTATTGAAAGACACATTACATTAGATAGAACAATGGAAGGTTCAGACCATATGGCATCAGTTGAACCACAAGGTTTATTTAAGTTGGTAAGTGGTATTAGAGAATTAGAAAGTGCTTTTGGTGATGGGTTGATTAGAGTCACAGAATCAGAAAAACCAGTTAGAGAAAAATTAAGAGGATAATTTATGAATGAATTTAGTTATTTATCGGAAAAAATATTAAAATCGGAATTTGAATATATTCCCTTCAAACATATTCTTATAGAAGATTTTTTATCAGAGGAGCATTTTCAAAAAGTTATTAATGACCCTCAAATCCATTGGGATGCAAATAAAAATACAGAGGAATTAGTAAATACTTTATTTCAGAATGGTTATGAAGTACAAAAGTTTCCTGGTTGTATTACAGACCCATATGAATACATTCAAAGATATAATACAAATGATTTTCCAAAAGGAAGAAAGGGTAATCCTGTTGAAAGTTTTGGAATAACATTTAGATTAGGTAAATATGACAATCCATTTATTGATAGGTTGGTTACATATCTTAATAGTTCTGAGTTTAAATTAGCATTGATTAATAAATTTGACATAAAATTTAAAACAAGAATTATTACTGCAATTCAAAAGAATTTGTCTCACTATGAAATTAGTCCACATCCTGATGTAAGAGAAAAGGCTTTGACTTACCTTTTGAATATTAACAAAGACTCATCTGTTGATGATGAAAATGTTCATACTCATTTATTAGAATTCAAAGACGATTGGAAATTTATTCCGGAATATTGGAGAACTAATTTGTCTAAAAACAGATGTTGGATTCCTTGGGAATGGTGTAATTCTAAAAAAGTTTGTTCTAAAAACAATTCTATAGTGTTGTTCGCCCCAAACATTGATACACTACATGCCATCAAAATGGAGTATGACCATACTAAATTTCAAAGAACACAATTGTATGGTAATTTAATGGGAGTTGGTGATATAGTTCCACAAATGAATTGGAAAGAACTTAAAGATATGAAAAATGTTAGATAAGTATATAAATAAAAATATACTTGTATTAGGTGCGGGTACTTCTACTTTAGATACAAAGTGGGAAAACTTAGACTATGATTATGTTTGGACTTGCAATGACTTTTATCTATCAGATAGATTAGTAGACACTAATATTGATTTAACATTAGTTAGTTACAACACAGACATTAGTGATGTACGATTACATGATAGGTTACATCGTGATAACCCATTAGTGTTGATTGAACCACACCACTACAGAGAAAAAATTAATTCTTTAGAGTTAAAAAAATTTAGTTCTGAGTTTGATGTTTTTTTGATTGATATACCATTGAATTCAATAGCAGGTGCGGCTGCCAGATTAGTTAAACTAGCTTTAATGTGTAATCCAAAAACAGTATATTTTGCTGGTGTTGATGGATTTAATAAAGAATTTTCAAATCTACATTCATTTACTTTACATAAAGGTTTAAAAGATACTGATACACGTAGAGATTACGAAATATATTATAAAGGTTTTATTGAATGCTTTGAACAATATTTACAAGACGATTACACTAAATTACAAAATTTAGGTGAAGGCTTTGATTACAACTGTGGAACGGATGTAAGTAAGAAATATTTTCCTTTAAAAAAAGAGATATATGAAGTCATCAGATAACATAGCAATTTTAGTACAAGCAAGACTAAACAGCCAAAGAGTCCCTAAAAAAATGATTAGACCCTTTGGCAATACTACATTATTTGATTTAGTATTGGACAAAATTACGAACGCTCTTCCTGATAAAAAACAGCACATATGGGCATCGGTATATGAAAATGAGTTAGTTAAAATAGCCGAAAATCATAATGTAAACATATTTAATAGGAGTCAACTTTCTGCTAATAATGACAACTCCTTACAAACAATATATGAATGGCATGATAAATTACCAAAACATTATAAATATGTGATTATAGTGTCTGGGTGTAATCCATTGTTAGAGCCAAAAACTATCAGAGATTTCTATGATACATTCAGTTCACAGATTGAAGAAAATCTATTTGCTGTTATAGAAAAAAAACAATACTATTGGAATAAAGATGGATGTTTAATTACTCCATGGCCTGATGGACAGACTATAATGAATACCAAGGCAGTAGAACCAACATATGAAGCAGCTCATGTATTGTACGCTTCTAGATTAGATTTAATCAAAGATAATAAGTTTATGGGTGATTTCCAAACACCCAATGGGATAAAGTTATTTAAAATGGATGAGTTAGAATCTTTTGATATAGATTATGAATGGCAGTTTAAATTAGGAGAAAGATTATGTCGATAAAAATTATTACAGTAGAGTACGATAAAATACCTTATAAATTATACGTTAATACAAGTGATACGAGGTCAAGCTTAGTAGAAGCTAGAAAAGGTACACAAGAAGGTAAAGTTAAAACGTGGAAAAATATTATCAGAAAATTAGACTCAGACAATGTATTTGATATTGGAACAAATTATGGAGAGTTTTTAGTCCCTATATTGGATATAGCTAATAAAATAAAAGCATACGAACCTAATAAAAGTGTATTTGATTGTTTACAAAAAACATTTAAAGGATATGATAATGTAGAAGTAAATAATATTGCGGTAGGAAATATTACAAAGACATCTAAACTGTATATACCAAAAAGCTCTGGTAATGGTAGTATTGATTTAAGTTATGTTACTAACAAAACTGGAGTAATAACACAAAATGTTCAACAAATTGATGTAATAGATATAATTGGCAATGTTACGGAATTTGTTATGAAAATTGATGTGGAAGGTATAGAACATACAATATTACAAAGAATACATGAAAAAGATAATTTTATCAAATATGTTATAATGTTTGAGTTTAATAGATTTGGTAACAAAGAAGCTTTAGATATTATAGATAAGTTTTTAGTTGGTAAACAAGTTATGGGTATTGGTAACAATCAACAACAATTAATAGCTGAAAATTTTCATACATATAAATCAGGTGATATTAATAAATTTAGCAATGCCCATGACATAATTGTTTCAAAAAATATTGTTTGGTAATGAAACATCTAATTAAAAAATTTATTACAGAAGAAGACATACATTTAATCGATTCTATTACAGGTAAATCAATTAAAACCATTATTGATTCTCATAATTTGAGTGAGTTTAACAGTAATAGTAAGCATGTAGTTTCTGTTTTTGATGAAGATGGTATTCATTTACTTCGCTGCATATTAGCTGAAAAAATATTTAATTATAAGCGTTTAAATTTCGAAGGAAATGAATATACTGATAAGTTTTTATGTGATGGTGTTTTAGTATTAAACCCTGGAATAGAGCATGAAACATTTTTGGACATAATGAAATATATTACAGCTAATCAAAATTATGATGTAAGTCCTTTATGGGTCAATATTACAAGAGAAGATTCGGCAACTGATTATGATATACAATACACAATGCATGTAGATACATTTCATCCTTGTTTTAAGGTGTTCCGTTATAATAATGATATTGAGCTTGAACATGGCCCATATTCTTATGTATTAGGTAGTAATAAAAATTCAAAAGAAAAGCTGACATTACTATATGAGTTATCGACACGAAGAACTCGTAATTTGACATTAGAAAATGTAACTAGAAATTCTAATCATATTTTATGGACTGATAGTTTACGTTTAGCTACTACTGAAGATTACTGTATTGACACAAACAAAATAAATCAGTATTTATCGTCATACGGATTGAAAAAAGAAACACCTATTACAGGAAAAAAAGGATCTATTATCATAACAGATACCAGTGGTTTCCACAGAAGATATCCGACCACTAAAGATTACGTTAGACATAGTAGTAGATTAATTTTGAAAAGACCAAATCCATTTTTAATATAAAGGTTACATATGAGATATAGAATTGCACACATTGGTTCTTTTAACAGAAATTTAGGTGATAACATTGCATTGTATAACATACAAAAAGAATTTAATAGACAATTGAACGGAATTGATTGGGTTTTGTTTGATATAATGGATATTTTTTGGAAACGAAATAATAATATAGAGTTTGTAAAAAATCTATTCTCTCATAATAAATTTGATGCAATTGTCGTAGGCGGCGGTGGGTTGATTGAGTATGAGGGTTATGGTCATCATGATACAGGATACAAATTACCATTCAATAAAGAGATAATTGAGTCATTAGGATGTCCTGTATTTTTTATGGGATTGGGAATTAACTATTTTAGAGGAAAAGAGGGTTTTTCTGATAAAGCAAAAAAATCACTAAAAGAAACAGCAGAGGGTGCTGCTTATTTTTCATTAAGAAATGATGGGTCATTAAAAATATTCAAAGATTTATTAAATATAGAAACAAACGAAATACCAGATCCAGGCCTTATTTATTCATATGAAAAACGAGATAATTACTATAGTAAATATAATGTAATTCAACCGGCTTTTAATAGTAGTGAGGGTATAAATCAAAACAGATTTTTGGGTAAACAAAACATAGATAATCTAGTGGAGTACACTAAAAATTCTGATATGATTGTTATGCCACATACACCAAAAGATTTCAGATATTTTTCAAACTATATTTTAGATGTTGATAGTTTAAAAGATATGTTGAAATTTGATTATACAGACGAACTTGTAAAAGTGTATTTAAAATTTGATTCAATAATAGCATTAAGAGGCCATGGGCAATTAATATCAATAGGATTGAATATTCCTGGTTTATATTTGAGTACGCAAGACAAAGTTAGAGATTTCTCATACCAAAATGGTTTTGAAAACTACAATATTGATATTAAAGATGAAAATTGGTTAAATACGTTAGAATCTAAATTTATAAGATTACAATCTGATGAAAAGTACAGAGCAGAGTGGTACATTATCAGGAAAAAACAAATAGATAAATGGAATGAACAATTGAATCATTCTGTAAATGAATGTATTAATATATTAACTAAGTAATTATGAATTGTATTGTATGTGATGAAAGTATGGATTTGATTAAAACGGATGTACATAAATGTACTGAATGTAATCACATCTTCATTGATTATAAAGATAATGGATTGGATTATCACAAAAATGAGTACAGAAAAAATGGACAAGGCAATAGGACTAATTCAAATATAGAAATTGTAAATGGTGTATTTACAAATGAATTTCACAAAGTTCGTGATCGGATAATGAGTAAAAGAGTAAAACTCGTTAAGAAGTATACTAATGTTAATTTAGATAGTAGTATATTAGATATAGGTGCTGGTGGTGGAACATTTGCTAAAAAAATGAAAAGTGATTTAGGTATTCAAATAGAAGTTCAAGAGATTAGTGATATTTGCATAAATAATTTAATTATGATGAAATTTAATGTACACAAAGGAGACTTTTCAGAAATTAAATTTGATAAACAATATGACTTAGTAACTTGTTGGCATGCATTAGAGCATATAAAAGATTTACATAGTTATGCAGAAAATCTTTCTGAAGTAACCAAAGACATTTGTATATTAGAAGTTCCAATTAACAGAAGTTTAAAAGAACCTAATAATGGTAATTGGGATGGTCATTATCATTTTTTTACTGAAAAATCTATGACAAAATTATTTGGTAAATATTTTAGTTCTTTAGAATTTTCAACAACAGAATCAGTACAACAACCTGCATTATTAACTATACTAAAAAAGTAACATGACGATTACGAAAGAATTTAAAGATGAGTTGGTATCATTTGAAACTATAGAAGAGCGGTTAGATTTTTTGAAAAACAAATTTAAAGATAAAACTGCATATTTAGTATCTTGTGGGCCGAGTTTAACAAAAAATGACCAATCATTACTAAAAGAAAGATTAAAAGATGAGTTGGTGATATGTGCTAAACAATCTCTGAATTATCTGAATGAGATATGTGACATACATTTAGTATCAACATACAATTTCCAACCATATGATTATAAGAACCCAAACACAATTAAGTCTTGGCAGCTTACAGCAATGAATATGCAAAATGAATTAAATAGAATTGTGTATGAATGGGGGCATGATATTGATTTGTATTTTCCAGTTATATCAGGCCCTTGGATTACATTAGAAGGTTCAACTGCATATACAAGAAATTTTGATAACTGGAAAAAACTAGGTACAGATACACAAGTTCTATGGGGACCTGGAATATTATACGAATCTGGATTCCCAATGTGTTATCTACTTGGAGTATCTAAAATAGTTACTATTGGTTGGGACATTGGTGACATTAGTAGATATAATGGTAACGATCGTGACCCTAATTGGATAGAACAACACGCACAAGAATTATATACATCTAATGTGGGCAAGGGCCCAAGTTATATAGAATTAAAAAATACAATAGAATGTACATCGGATATGTATGAATGGTTTGAAAGACAGAGTATTCAAGTAGAAATACTATCAGATACAAATCCAGCAGATAATAGGTTTAAACGAATAAAAATAGAAGATTTATGAAGAATGTAATTGTTATTTATAGAATTAGTGACCATTCTAATCCTGAAAAAATAAAACCACAATACGCTACAAAAGAAAATTGTCTTAAAACATTAGTTAGAGAATTTGGTTCTGAACATTTGTATGTTGTATGTGACAATGTATCAGAGCAAACACATATTATGGTAAAAAAATATTCTAACAATATAGATTTAACAAATAATGGTAATACTGGTACATTTTTATATAGTTGGAGAAAAGCATACGATATAACAAAAAATATGTCAGATGACACAATCGTATATTTTGTAGAGGACGATTACATTCATTGTCGTAATTCTAAAAATGTTTTAATAGAGGCTTTTGATTTGTTAGGTGCACCATATGCCACATTGTATGACCATCCTGACAAATATCAAGATAAAAATGATATTAGATTTAAATGGGGTCATGGTAAGATTGATATTGATGATAATGGCGTTAGAAAACCATTGAATGTTTATGCACATGGTGAGGATACTGTGGTTTACGCATCAAAATCATGTCATTGGAAATTAACAAGTAGTACAACAATGACATTTGCTACAAGTGTAAAAAATGTTAGAGAGGATATGGATGATATGATTAAACTCCATACAGGTAAAAATTTACCAATGGGTGGATCTACATTTAAGTTATTAGCAAAAAAAGGTAAAGGGTTGATTAGCTCGATTCCAGCTTATACTGCACATGCTGAAGAAAGGTGGTTACCATATTTTAGAAATTGGCAAGAAGAGGCGACAGCTATATGAAAACAAAGTTCGCAATAGGTTGTTTAGTACAATGGTATGAATCTGAAATGATATCAGAATATGTTGAAACACTAAAAGAAGCAATATCACAATATGATGGAGAGGTGGTAGTAGACTTTAGAGTTGTAACAAATGAAGATTTGGAGAAATGTATCAGTACTGAACAAAAAGAGAAATGTATTAACAACATAAAAAGTACATTAGAGGATTTTGATGTTGTATTTGAAGATAGGTTATACACCATAGCAGACTATCGTAGAGAGTTCAACGATAGGTATTGTGATGAAGTAGATGTTTTGGTTTGGGGTGAATCTGATATGTTAGTTCCAAAACAAATGTTTATCATATTGAACACCTTACATCAAATGTCTACTACTAATAATCCAAAATATTTAGCATTCTTTGGTACTTGCAAAATGTGGGATGATTCTTGGAAATGTGTTGAACATACAGATATGACTGATAAACCTATTGATAATAAAAAGTGGTGGGGCACTCGTTATCAGATGTCTATTGACGAAATGAACGATATTAATGATAAAGTAGAGGAATTGGATGTTAGAATAGTATCACCACATAAGTTCAATGGTTGTGGTTTGGTAATCTCATCAGAAGTAATAAAATCGGGTGTCAATATACCCAAATCAGTATTTTTTACGCATGAGGATTCCGCTCTTATGTATGTAACTAATAAACTTTTAGGAAACATACCACAATATGTTATAAAAAACATTTTGTTAGTACATAATAGAGAACATAAGAATAAAAGAAATTACATATTAGGTGAGTGTGGTAACACATTAGGAGAACGCCGTAAATCTAGTAGTTGGTACAACTCCGCTAGTAAAATGAGCGAAGAAAATTATAAAAATATATTCAACCCTAATTACAAATCTAAAACTTGGAATGATGTATGGAACAACATAAAATAACAACCTGCATTTCCACTAACAACAATTTAGACTATGTAAAGTTGGCTTACCAATCTGTAAGAAAAAACGCATACTACAAAGACCAACCAATTGTTATCATAGCTGAAAATTGTAATGATGGTACAAATGAGTGGTTGGAATCGCAGATGATAGTGGACACAAATCTTAAAGGGTACATAGAATCAAATGAAATCCCATTGGGAATTGGTGGTGGTATGGACTATTGTGTAGACAAAGCAAATACCGAATATGTAAATATCATTCATTCAGATATGTGGATTGCGCCCAACCAAGACTTAGAGTTACAAAAGATAGTAGAATCTAATAAGGGTAGGGTTATCGCATCATCATTCAGAATCCAACCAAAGATATTCCCAAACGATCCTGACTATAGACCAGGTACTGTCTTTGTACCTATATCTGAATTTGGTGAGTATCATCACAACTTTAACACAGACCATTTTGATAAGTGGGCAGTCGAATTTTCAAATGAAAACAACATTAGTGTTCGTAAAGGTGGTGGTGCAGGATTCTTTTGTAGGAAAGAAGACTATGAGTGGATTGGTGGAAACGACCCAATATTCTCACCTGCATCATTTGATGATATGGACTTATTCATTAGAATGCAATTAGAGGGGTATGAATTTGTAATGACTACTAAATCTGTGGTGTATCACTTCTCAGCTAGAGGTTCACATTTCAGAGATGATAATCTCAATAAAAAATCAGACAGACAAATACTTGCTGAAGTTGATAATACTCATAAATTTTTTAAAAAATGGGGGCAATTACCTGAAGTAGATGATCAAACCTTTGTTAAACCAATTTATGGTACTAACAACCCTAATAGAATACAATTGTTGTAAGTTAAAAAAATAATTCGTATATTAGTTAAAATTTACACTATGGTAAATAAAAAAGACATATCATTCATACAACCAAGCAGAAACAATCTAAAGTATCTGAAGTGGTCTTATGAATCAATCAGAAAGAATGGTGGTAGTGAACCACATATTTGTGTTGCTGATGATTTCTCAAATGATGGAACTTGGGATTGGTGTAAGGAGATGATGGAGAAAGACCCAAATTTCCATGCAATCAGAAACGAAGGGCCAACGAGATTAGGACATACAATCCTATACGATCGTTTGATTAATGATGTAGCACCCACAGATATTGTGGGTATCTATCATGCTGATATGTACCTTTGTCCAAACGCATTGGAGTCAGTACTTAAATACATCAAACCACAAACTGTGGTGTCACTTACTCGTATTGAACCACCACTACATCCCGATGGGCCTGAGAAGATACTTATGGATTTCGGTACAGAGCCAGAAGATTTCCAACCATTGGAGGAGGACTTACTACATCAAATTCCATCATTGATGCAAGGTAGAACAACAGAAGGTATCTTTGCACCTTGGTTCTTATACAAAGAAGACTTTCAGTCAATAGGTGGGCACGACCCATTATATGCACCACAATCAAAAGAGGACTCTGACATCTTCAATCGATTCCAACTCAACGGATATAAGTTCGTTCAGACATGGGATGGGTTTGTGTACCATATGACTTGTAGAGGTAGTAGATACAATCCAACCCTAACAACAGTTGGTAAGGAATCGGATGAGTGGTTAGCACAGAATGTTCGTTCGACTAGAAACTTCATTCGTAAGTGGGGACACTTTGTAAAGCATGACACATTGATGAAACCAATCGTACCACCAAAGTATGATGTTGATTTCGTAGTGGAGAACGCAAATGAGAAGATTCTGAATATGTTAGAACCTTGGTGTAGTAGGATAAATGTGGACATACCAAAGGAAAAAGTAGATGATTATATCCGATTAGAACAACCAAACACTCAATTCGATTTGACTAAAAGAATCAACCAAACCACAGATTCAGACATAGTTGTAAGCTTCGATGCAAACAAATTGACTCAATACTCATACAATCTAATAACCGAATTGTCGTCAGTACTTGAGTCATCTGAAATTGAGGTTGGTGAGTTCGAATTGGATATATTCAGAGTCAAAGTGAATAAAGTAAAAACATACGAAGATACACTAATTCATCTGAATTGATGTATTTATAGGAGATATGAGATACTATATTTTACTTCCAGATGATGTGGATGGTGAAGAGGAATACTCAACAAACATCTTAGGTGAATCGTCTTTCAAAAACTTTTGGGCAGAATCAGGCTTTGAAATATTTGAAAGGATGGTACACAAATATCCTGATACATTAGAATCTATTACAATCAAAGATGAAAAGGGAAAGGAATATACGCCAGAACAATTCTTAAACGCAATAAGTAAACTTAAAATCATAAAGGAATAACGAATGTCAAAAATCAGACTTAATCAAATCAACTTTGAAAATTTTGATGAGTTAGAAGAGTTATATGAAGATTCTGTAGGAATGGTTCATAACAAAAAGAGAAAACATGGAAAATTTAAAGAAAACAATGATGACGAAGAGTTATCACAATCACAATGGGTGTCTTCCAGAAGGGGAGAGGGTGATAGTTTTATCAGTAAACGAACAAAAGCAAGAAGCCAAAGTAGCAGACCCATTTGATAGGGAATGGATTGTCCCAATGGGTAGTGTTAAATTAGATTAACCCATATTTATATTCAAAGAACTTACGAAGGAATCCATGCCATCGGTTAGTAAACAACAACAGAAGTTATTTGGGTTAGCATTGTCAGTAAAGAGAGGTGACACTCCAAAGTCCAAAGTATCCAAACAAGTAAAGGATTTGGTGGACAGAATGAGTGATAAAGATATTGAGAAGTATGCTAAAACAAAACGGAGTGGTTTACCAAACAAAGTTGAGATGGAATTGGAATCATTGATTAATAAGATTGATGAGGAGTGGTCAGACAAATACAAACGAAGTATCGATTGTAACAACCCCAAAGGGTTCAGTCAGAAAGCTCATTGTCAAGGTAGAAAGAAAAAGTAAATAGTAAAACACAGGGGTATGAATGGGAAGTTTCACAAGGGATGAAGTACGAAACGTAGTAAAGAAAAAAGGATACAGATGGTTCGAAGGAGGTGACTATAACCTTAACATCGTAGGTATCAGAAATTCAGAAACAGGTGATAAGGTAACCAACCGATTTGATGATTGGGTAACGGTATCATATTCGATTGGTACTAATATGATGTATCATCAGTTTGAAGCAACTACGGATCCTGGCTCCCATTGGGAAAAAAACTTACTGAACGAAGCTGGTGTCGCAATCTTAGTTCCAGGACAATACAGAGGTTCACATAAAATTGGCTTACATCAAGGTAAGTACCAAGCACTCAGACAAAAGTCCCCACTCAAAGTCTATAGGGACAACAACAAAGATGGTACATACGATTTCTCAGAGGAAAGCATCAAAGAGGGAATCTATGGTATCAATATTCATAGAGCCACAGGAAGAGAGGGTGGTAAATCTGTACAAATAGATAAATGGTCTGCTGGCTGTCAAGTAATCGCAGCAAATGATGACTTCAAATTGTTTATGGAGTTGGTCAACAAAAGTGCAACACTCTATGGAAACTCATTCACATATACATTAATCGAAAGTTGTGACATCGAAAGTGGAAGCTAATAAGATGACACTAATCAAATCAACAACTGCCCAAATTATTATGGCGTTATCCACATTTTGTGGGTTTATGATGAGTTACTTTATGAAACTCACAGCAGACAATGTAGAACAATACTTAGCAGTTGTATCGGTAATGTTGTTGGATGGATTCTTTGGAATCATCGCAGGTATCAAAAGAGAGGGTTTCAAAACCTATAAGGCACTTAGGGTGTTAAAGAACATATTCGCATGGGAGTTGATACTGACTGCTATACTATCAATCGAATTAGGATTTACAGGTACGGCGTGGTTGTCAGAAACAATATTAGCACCATTCTTAGTCTTCCAACTTATATCAGCACTCAAAAACGCATCAATGGCTGGGTTCATCAAAAACGAATTACTGAATGAGATTCTTGATAAGATTGATAGGCATAAGGGAGAACGAGATAAGAGTCAGTAATGAACATATTCAGAGGTATATCAGTTACAGGTAAGTTATCACTATTAACATCAATCATCATTATGGTGGTTTTTTTTGTTATACAAACTTGTGTAGTATTTGAATTAGTTGAAACATCCTTAACATTAGAAAGATTTGGTTGGTGGTGTATTGTACTCTTCATGCCACCATTTTTCAAAGTGGGATACGAACTAAGTAACAATGTTAAGGTAAGAGAAGAAACTGTAGATGCACAACTATCGGCAATCAATAGGTCTAACCTCGTTGTAACAATTGGTATGGATGGTAACATCATTCAAGCAAACGAAAACTTCTGTAATCTTATGGGGTATACTACATCAGAGGTCATAGGTAAACCACATAGACTTATGGTGACCAAATCATACTCAAAGAGTAAAGAGTACGCCAACTTTTGGGAAACGCTACGAAGGGGTGATATCATTACTAATCAGTTTCAGAGAGTTGCAAAGGATGGTAGTGAAAGGTGGTTGTATGGTAACTACACCCCAATCAGAAACAAAGATGGTGAGTACACAAAGGTACTAAAGATAGCAACTGATGTAACAGCACAACATGATGCAGAAGAGATAGTAAACCAAAAGAACTCATACTTAGAACACGCAGCTAAGATACTCAGACATGATATGCATAGTGGTATCAACACATACATGCCGCGTGGACTATCATCATTAAAAAGAAGGTTAACGAAAGACTCAATAGATGAATTGAAAATAAAAGCACCTCTCAAAATGTTAGAAGAAGGGTTGAAACATACCCAAAAGGTATATGAGGGTGTTAAGGAATTTACCAATTTGGTAAAAGAGAATGTACAATTAGATGTTGAGGAGTTTAATTTAGGAGAGATACTCGAAGACTATCTTTCATCTACATCGTACAAAAAGCAAGTTTTAATCGGAGAGTTACCCACAATAGAGGTAAACGATGCATTATTTTGTACAGCCATAGACAACCTCATTCGTAATGGATTGAAGTACAACGATAGTTCTACGAAGATGGTTTCAATATATATGGAAGACAAAGATACATTATGTGTAGAAGATAATGGTAGAGGGATGACTACAGAAGAGTTTGTTGAGTTGTCCAAGCCATATAAGAGAAGAGAAGGTCAAGAAGAAGGCGGATCGGGATTGGGGTTGAATATATGTATCGCAATTCTGAATCAGCATGGTTTTGATATGAGTGCAGAAAAAGTTAAATCAGGAACTAAATTAAGGATAAGGTTAAAATGAGCACAATGATTAATTCTATTTTGTTGGTGGATGATGAGGATTTGTTCCACTTAGTATTTGAAGATGCGTGTAGTATTTTGGATATAACCCTTTCATTGGAAGCATTGAATTCTTCCGATGAAGCAGATGCAATGTTTAAGAAATGGTTTCCAGACGACCCAAATCACGAAAGACCCGAATGTGTATTCGTTGATTTGAACATCGTTGGTTCATCGTTTGATGGAATCGAACTGATTCATAAAATCAACTTTGACTATGGGAACGGATGTGTAATTGGTATTATTTCATCATCTGATGATAACCAAGAAATTGAGAAAGCAAAAGAAGCAGGTGCTCAGTTTTGGATTATCAAATCAGATGACATTGAACCAAGATTGGAAGAGTTCAGAAATGACTACGAAGGATACTTAAACAAAACTAACCCATTCAAAGTATATAAGTAAGTGGTTGTAACAAGTCATACGAGAGATGTACTCTTAGAGTTAGCCTCAAAGAAGAGGGTTTACTTAGAGGGAAACATCTTAAAGATAATCAAAGCAGAAGATGGTGATACGGATTTTGCTGAGTATCTTCAGACTTGTATAGAGAGGGATGCTACTGCTAGGAAGAAGAGGTTGTCTGTAACTAAACAAGTCCAAGAACAAAACAAAGAGTTAGAGACATTGTTCAAAGACGCAGAATCTGCGAGGGAAGAATCTGAGAGGTTAAAGGATGAGGCGGAGGACGCTAGAGAAGAAGCAGAACGAGCAAAGGAGGTAGCCGAAACCGACCTATCGTTACTTCAGAAGAAAACCCAAACAGAATTGATGGGTAGTATTGTGAAGGTGGCTCTTTGGGTGATAATGGGTGTTGGTATAATAACTACGGCATTATATATGTTCGTATTGTTAAATGGTAACGATGCAAAGATAATTGAATCAACATGGTCTAACCTATTTGGTATCTTACTTACCAACTCATTCAGTATCATCGGAACTATTATGGGTGTTAAACACGCAACTAATACTGATAAAGAATAATACCATATTTATATGTAATATGTAATAAACTAATATTTATAGATATGGTACGAGAATACAGATGGCAAGATTGGATGAGTAATCCCAAAAACAAAGAACTCTATGAGAGGGATATGAAAGAGGGGTTACGGCAATTTCAATTGGAGAAACAAAGAAGAGATAATGTTGCAAAGGCAGCAGTATTCAATCTGAAGGGTTTGAGGTGAATGAACTAAAACAACATTTGGAAGAGGTGTACACTAAATACAAAAACTCTAAGTTCACCAAATATGAGTCACAAATCAAAGAAATCATCCGTGAGGAGATTGAGCTTGTATCAAAATATCTGAAGGGGAAGAGTGCCTAATTTTAGTCGAAAAGATATGCCGCAGGTAAAGACCCAAGATTTGGGTAAGGCACTTTCTATGGTTGCTGATAAGGTAAAAGTGACCAAAGAAACTATTGTAGCATCAAAGTTGAAGAAATCACAAAAGGAACTATATAAAGATAAGGTTCAAGGTATAGCAAACAGATTCACATCTCCAAATAAAATGAAACCCCTAATCATATCAAAAGACAATCATATTGTAGATGGTCATCATAGATGGGGAGCTGCAATCCATAAATGGGGTGATGATGTAAAGTTGAATGTACACCGAATCCATCTATCAGCTAAGAACGCCATCAAACTATACAAACACATTGCAAACACAATCAATGAGATATTAGAAAATATCACAATCCCTATCAAAGTGGGTGATACTGTATTGGGTGGTAAGTTCAAAAACAAACGAATTGTAGTGAAGTCAATCGATAAGAACGAAAAGGGTGACATTACAATCAATGGCAAGCCATTACTTAAATACAGATTGGTGAATGAAGGTAAACTAGACTCTGAGTTAGAGAGTAAGTATGGTGTAAGTGTTGATGTGTTTGAATACCCAACACATTTAGAACTTAAAAGAATAGTAGTTCCAGATGATAAACGAGGTATGGGTATTGGAACTGATGTTATGAATGATTTGATTAAATATGCCGTAAAAAACAATAAAGACATCTTCACAACCCCAAGTTCGGACTTTGGTGGTACTAAATCTAGATTAGTCAAGTTCTATAAATCATTTGGATTCAAAAATAATAAAGGGTCTAAACGAGATTTTAGGAGTAGAGAGAGTATGGTTCGGTTAAATTCAGTATTAGATGAAGGTAACGACCAATTAGAAATGATGAAGTTACTCAGTAAGGCAATGAAGGCAATGCCAGGTTCACCAAAACAGAAGAAGATTAAGCAGGAGTTGAATAAACTCAGAATCAAAAATGGGTTAGAACCAATTCCAGAATCAGTATTAGATGAGGCATGTTGGAAGGGATACAAACAAGTAGGTGGTAAGAAGAAAGGTGGTAAGATGGTGCCAAATTGTGTACCTATCAATGAAATTCCAATGAGTGACCTTAAAAAGATTGACAGATTTGCAGACTTTAAGTTGAGTCCAGTTGATATGGTATTAACCGACAAACATTTTTTTGACAGACTAAACGACCCCAGAAACGAAAAAGAGATTTCAAACGCAGAGTTGATTGGTTTTATAAAAAGGTTATCAAAAAAGAAATCTGAGTTTATAGAGTTCTTAAATAAGTACAACTCATTAGTAGCTACTGATGACAGAACCAACATTAATATACCATTTATGAAGAAGGCTAATAAGGCAATTGCTAAGACTGTGATGAGAAAGAGGGGCTTCAAAACTCCTGACAAAAGGTTGGATATATAAAAAATATTTCGTATATTATGGTTCGACTAAGACATTTAATAGTAGAGAGTATGTACGACAAACTCACAGGTGAAATCAACAAAGACATCTTCAAAACAATGAAGAATGCTATCAAAGGTAGTGGTACTCAAGAAAGACCCAAAAAGTATAAGGGGTATGTTGTTCGTAAAGACCCGATTCCAAACACAACTATGAACAAATTATTTGATAGTGAGAGAGCCACACTTTATGTTAACGACTATGATGATAAGGTGAGTGGTATCGAAGTTACTGTTGAACTAAAACTAGCCGTTACAGAAGATGGTGTAGAGCCGGGCAATTTTTTCATAGATGGTTCGGCTGATGCTGATATAGATTGGCCTCAAATTGAAGTAAATATTGGTATCCACCCAGATGATGTTAAAAGTGGTAGAATATTTTCTAAAATACAACCTGTGTTGAGGGATTTGGTTAGACATGAGATAGAACACCTAACGCATGGTAAGGATTCAGCAGCAGAAAAACCAGGAAAACGAATGCAAGGTGATAAGGCAATGCGTAGAAAAATCAGACAGAATCCTGAAATATACTATAAGTACTATCTGTTACCAAAAGAGGTTGATGCAAACATTCATGGGTTGTATTCTAGAGCAAAGACATTGAAACAACCATATCAGAAGGTAGTAGATGATTACTTAGATTCATTGGTTGATGATGATGTAATAGACATCAAAAAAAGAAAACTGATTTACAACACTTGGAAGAATAGAATACCAAAGATTGGTGGTATTCCAACACTAAAGTAGTATGGAAGCATTGAAACTTAAAATACCATCGGACATAACCAAAATCCACAGAGCATTCAAAAAGAGTGGTAAGAAACTCTATGTTGTTGGTGGAGCGGTAAGAGATGCGATTTTGGGTAAGAGTCCAAAAGACTTTGATTTAGCTACTGATGCAAAACCTGATGAGGTTCTGAAGATTGCTACCGATAACGGATTCAACACCGCTGAAGTTGGTAAAGCATTTGGAGTGGTGATTGTAAATGGTAATGAGATTGCTACATTCAGAAAAGACATCGGTAAGGGTAGACGACCCACATCTGTAGACTACACAGATATTGAAGGTGATGTACGAAGACGAGATTTGACTGTCAACGCTCTTTTCTATGACATTGATAAGAAAGAGATAGTCGATTTGGTTGGTGGTATAGAAGACCTAAAGAAGAACAAAATCAGAACTGTAGGTAAAGCAGTAGAGAGATTCGAAGAAGACCCACTCAGAAAATTGAGGGCATTGAGATTCCAAGCCCGATTGGGAGGTACATTCGATAAAGACTTACTATCAGCACTACAAAACGACCCAACACTAAAAGGGGTAAGTGCTGAGAGAATCAGAGATGAGTTCATCAAATCAATTAAGTCAGCAAAGAGTCCAAAGGCCTATATGGAGATGAATGATAAGATTGGGTTCACCAAACTTATACTACCATCTTTGAAAGTAACCAAACCATACATAAACGACAACGACTACATTATATTCTTAGCATCTCTACTGAGAAAGAACCCACCAACTTTATTATCTAAACAACTAAACAAATTAACATACTCAAATGAGGAGTTAAACAACATAGTGTTTTTGGTGTCATTACAACACTTCAAGCCTGAGATGATAGTGGACTACAAAAGATTTCAAAAGAGAACCACTTTATCAGATGACCAAATTGTAAATTTCGGTAAGGTTATCAAAATGAACCTACAGAAGTTTACTAACTTTAATTTATCTGTTAGTGGTAAGGATGCACCATCAGATATGAAGGGGCCAGATATTGGTACTTGGATTAAGAACACAGAAAGAGATAAGTATGTGAATGAAAATTCAAATAATATTACTTTTGATGTGTTGTTGTCTGATATATTCAAAGACGAAATCAATAAGATAATTCACTAAATTTAAAATCATATTTATATACAATGAACTACGAAAAGAAAGTAATGGTCAACGCATATGAAATTCTAACCAAAAAGGATTTTGAATGGAGTTATGAGTTCAACCATAGTATGAGAGTTCAGTTTGTAAACCTGTTATTGGAATACTTTACTGAGGTGGAACACTATGAGAAATGTGCAAAGTTGGTTACCATACTAAAAGGTTTGGAGAATATGAATGAAAATATTAGTGAAACAACTACCACAGGAAGTGACAACAATTAAAGGTCACATTGTGTATGTTATGAATGATGATGGAAGGCCTATTGAGGCTGATGTTTGTGATTTGATAGACTTAAAAGAAGTGATAGAGAATTTCAAACTGAAATACGATTTATGAGACTATTTATATTAAATGATAATGTAAATACCTTTGAACACGTCACTATGGTGATTCAAAAGTATCTCAATTATCCACATCTTCAGGCTGGGTCAATAGCAAACATCGTTCATAATAATGGTGTATGTGAAGTAAAAGACTCAGACGATGAGGTTTTGATAACAGAGATATATCAATCGATGGTGAAAGAAGGTTTGAGCATGAGAATAGAAGGTGGTGATGAGTAAATCAAGAGGATTGGGTGATGATATCAAAAAGATAACATCGGCAACTAAGTTGGATATCTTAGCAGAAAAGATTGCCAAATCAGTTGGTAAGTCCGATTGTGGGTGTAGTGGTAGACAGGACAAATTGAACAAAATGTTCCCATACGGAGATAAAAAATGAATTTAAGAGAATTTATACAATCAGAGATAAAATCACAAATAAGTGAATCAGTAAACGAAGCCAAAACATATAAAAAAGGTGATAAACTTAAAATCAAATTAAAAAACGGAAAAAAGTTTGATGTAGTATTTGATTCATATTCTCGTACAAAAGGAGTGGCATTGGGTAAGTTTAAGGATAGAAGTGGAGAATATGACACTAAACCATTCAATTTAGATACAATCGTAGAATCAGTAAACGAAGGATTCAAATCAGAATATGAAGGAAATGATGGTATAGTTTGGAAAAAGGGAAAAACACGAGGCGATGTTACTAACTTTACTCCATATTATAAAGGACACGATATTGATAAAGGTGGGTATAATTTTAAAACAGAAAAAGAATTAAAAGATTTCATTAAAGATTATATTCTTTCAAATCAGTTATACAACAAATATAGATTTGAATCAGTAAACGAAGAAAAAGAGGTCAGGCTTAATGAACTTTCCACAGGTACATATAGAGCGGCAATGCAAGCAGGTCTTGATAGAAACGATTCTAAAGGTGATAAAATTGCAAAAGATGCCTTAAATAACTTTGGTCGAGCACTTGCTAAAAATTTACAAAGTCAAAAGTGGGAAGTAAAATCGGCTCGAAACCCAGGAGCACTTTATTATTCTGCTGGACTTAGTGGAGATGCACCTAAACATGGTCAATATGAAATCGAATTTACTGGGAAAGGTAGATTCTTAAGCGTAAGTCCTAGAGAAGTTATTGGTTCTAATGATGTAAGTTGGTTAATGGAAGTAATTGTTAGACCTGGAGACTCTATGGGGTCGGGGTCGGAGTTTAAATTTACTGGATATAGAGACTTTGGAAATAAGGCTATTGCAAATGTCCAACTCTCTATCAGAGGTGGAAGTGTAGAAGTTTATACTAGAGGATCCGATAGGGCAATATTAGAGTTTACAAGACGAGGTGCTAGAAAGCTTGCAAATGTAGCTCAATTAATTTCTCTTGAACTTGAAATGCCGGATAAAATAAAACATAATTCCATCAAGCAATTTAATCCATTAACTGTTAGTGAATCAGTAAACGAAGCTTCAGATTCATTAAAGTTAAAGGGTATTAAAATTAATAAAAAGAATCCTATGACTTTTGTTTTAGAAGTTAGTTTCTTTGTTGGAGGTGAAGTTGTTACAAGTTATTTAAGCACGGGAACACAACAAGATGCACAAAAACTAAAAAGTAAAGTTGAAAAAGCATTTAATGCTGGAAAAATAGATTCTCCATCGGGCATTGGTTATTACGCATATAATGAATCAGTAAACGAAAAATACACTGGAAATCCGGGTGATAAGTTAGTACATAAACACTATAAAAATATTGAAATTGAACTAATAGAACCTACAAATAAAGGATGGAAGGTATATCAAAGTGTAGATGGTAAAAAACCAAAGATAAAATATTTTCATAAACAAGATATAGTAGGGAACAAGGCTTTGTTCGAATCAGAACACTTAGATGAAAAACTAATTACATTCTCAAACAGGTCACCCTACGGACAGATAGTCTTTATGGCAGGTGGCGCTGCTAGTGGTAAAGGATACGCTATTGATAACTTTATTGACGCAGCTGGATTCAAAGTGAGAGATGTTGATGAGATGAAGAAAGCCGTTGGTAAATTAGACCAATTGGGTAAGTTCTCAGTTGATAAGTGGTATAAGAAATATGGTAACAAACTCAAACCAAAAAACAAAGCTCACATTGAAGAATTTGTATTAGGTAAGGGAATGACTATCGCAGATGTCGCATCAGACCTAAAGAATCCTAACAATGTAATGTCACTACACCTTATCGTAGATGCAATGGGACTAAAGGATAAGTGGTTAATCAATATGTTGAAAGGAAAGCAAAATAAAGAAACTTTACCTAACTTACTATTCGACATCACAGCTAAAAAGGTGGGTTCAATCACATCTGTAATCAAGCCATTGGTGGATGCAGGTTACGACTCCAAAAACATTCACCTTATATGGGTATTAACAAACTATCATTTGGCAGTTAAGCAGAATAAGGAAAGGAGTAGAGTAGTTCCTGATGATATCTTACTCTTAACGCATGAAGGTGCTGCTAAAACTATTTGGAGCATTTTGACTTCTGGCTTACCTAAAGGGTTGGATGGTAGAATTGATGTAATCCTAAACAACAGAGAGAACACATTGTATTGGGTTAAACCAAGCATAAGAAAATCAGATGATGATGGTAAAAAATTCGGAATGAGTAAGAGTTTGAAAGGTGATAATGTAAAGGTAGGTGTTGTGGCTGGATTTAAATCATTACCAATCAAAAAACAAGGTGGTGGTATTACTCCAGAAAAAGAGTGGAAGAAGGAATTATATGGGTGGGTTTTAGATAATGGGCCTAAGACTGTCGATTTAAGAAAACCATTGGATACTCAGTTGGAGGGAAGGGATGGCTAGAGCATTATCAAATACAAAAATAGAATCCAAAAGTAGAAAGAGGAGGGGTGTTCACTCAAAAAAGAGGACATCCAAAATGAAACACTCTAAACACTACAAAAAAAAGTACAGAGGACAAGGAAAATAATTTGAAGGGGATTTGGATAAGTCCCCTTTTTTTATTATATTGTAGTACAAATGGCAAAGAATAAGAAACATAAGGATACTTTGGACTTCAATGGTGGTTGGACATCAGGTGAAGCTGCTCGCCACATCGGTAAGAAAATGACCGAACAAGTGGTAAAGAGTAAGAAAGTCTACACTCGTAAGAAGAAGCATAAGAACAAAGATTTAATATAATTTTAACACTTAGGATTTGGATATATCAACTATTATTCGTACTTTAGTTCTGTAATGATTAAGGATATGTACCAAATAGTATTAGACTTCGCAACCAAAGCGCATGGTACACAACTGAGGAAGTACACCAACGACCCTTACATCATCCACCCCATTGCTGTCGCTAAGATGGTTAAGGATATGGGTGGTGATGACAATATGGTTTACGCAGCTCTCCTCCACGATGTGTTAGAGGACACCGATGTTACTCATAGTCAGTTGAGGACATTTCTGTTTCAGAACTTTGATGTCGCTGACGCTACTGACATTCTAAGTTTGGTGGTTGACCTAACTGATGTATTCACAAAAGATAGTTTCCCTCAACAAAACAGAAAACTAAGGAAGACCAACGAAGCAAAGAGATTGGGTGTGGTAAGTGACCGAGCAAAACTCATCAAAGTCGCAGACATCAAACACAACTCAGACTCTATCACTAAGTATGACCCTAAGTTTGCTAAGGTGTTTTTGGCGGAGAAGGATGTACTCTTACAATATATGGGAATGTTAACAAAACTTTAACATTTAAAGTTTGGTAGTCTCAGATATTATTCATACATTAGTACTGTAAAAATGAGAGATATGACAAACGAACAGAAGATTCAACAACGAAAGCTGGAGAAGCAAATACACTATGGACGTGGTATTACTCCCCAACAATGGGATGTGTTGATAGAACTACGCAAGATAGATTTAACGGCGCGAGGTCTAAATCCTAACCATTTCAATTTGGACTCACGTTATTGTGAAAAAAAGCTAAGTTACAGATAAAATGAAAGAACTAACATACATCCCCACAAAAAAAGACACCGATACCGCATATCGTACAATGATTACGGCGATGCGAAAAAGAGGATTGACAGATGTTCAGATTGCAAAACAATTCGGACTGACTGTTGATGAACTGAAAACGACAGGTATCATCAAATAAAACCAAAGCTATGACAAATCTATCTGAAAAAACTAAAGCTCTACTCCTAATGGGAGCTGGAATGTCTGGAGACTTTACTGGAGGATATGTATACGCTGAAGAATCTCTTTCCGCCGATGAGGCTCAAGAAATCTTTGAGTTTTGTAAGTGGATTGACAAAGAGATTGGTGGAGCTAGTCGGTTCAACATTGACACTCTATGGTTAACCTTTAAGAACCCAACAGACAAAGGACTTGCTGATGAGGTTAACAAAATTGCAGAAGAAATCAAAAGAATCAAATCACTCATCAAATAAAGCCAAAGCTATGACAAAGAAGTTTAAATTCGAATTGATGGACATGATGTTCCAACTTCCTGTGAAGTTCCTAAGAACAAAGGATTGGAGTGGGAATAAGTTAGAACGGCCTGAGATTTATATGAGTCACGCAGCCACTTCTAATGTGATGAAACAATATGTTAAGATGAACTACCCAAATGTTGTGGTAAGTGTATCATCCTCCTCATTTGCAAATGGTAACTCAGTTGATGTCTACCTATCAGATGAACGTGGATTTGAGGTAGACCAATCCATAGTAGACGATGTTCGATTGTTTGGGTCTATCTTTGTGCCTGGAAACTTCAATGGTATGACTGACTCATATGATATGAAGGAGGGGCCTAAACCACAGACTGACAACCAAACAAAAATCTACCCAGCAACTAAGTATCTGCATGTACAGAACAGACCAAAGTTCGGTTCAGTACCTGATATCGTTCGGATGCTAAGGGAGATGACGACAACCGAAAATTATGTCTTTGGTAAGATTTCATTGGATGACGCTATGAGTCGGGCAATCGGTTACGGAGCTACTGAAAAAAATGTGGCTAAAGCAGTAAATCTTTTGACCTAAAGTTTGGTTAATTCAAAGTTAATTCGTATATTTACACTGTAAAAGTGAGGTAATGAAACAAAAAACAATCTTCAGCGATATTGATGGGACTCTTGTCCATCAAGTCAACTTCGATGACATTAATCCACTAACTTCTAAGGCTTTGCCTGGTGTGGTTGAAACATTCACAAAACTATTCAAAGAGGGTCACCACATTGTTCTAACTACTGCTCGTCCTGAGTATCTGCGTGATACCACTATCCAAGAGATGGGCTTGTTGGGTATTCCATTCCACCAATTGGTGATGGGTATCGGTCGAGCCGAGCGGATTCTCATCAACAACAAAAGTATAAAGAACCCCAATGAGAAACGAGCCACCGCCGTTGAGGTAGAAAAGAATGGTGGTCTTGTTGGTTACGGGCTGTAAGTGAGGACGATAGTAGTACATATTCCAAAGAGGTGTAAAAAACCAAGGTTAGATGTGTTTGATGCACATATAGATTTGGTGAATAGTGTTCGTTCAAAGAAGTATCTACCCGAAGATACAAACATCATTGTGATGGGTATTGGTGGTGATAATTTGATTGAATACTATAAGGAGACGTACTTAGGTAAAAAGAAGGTGTCTGTAGATAAGTCTGAACTGAAGAAGGCTATACAGAAACAGAAGAAATTTTTAAATGGTGATGTAGATAAATTTTGGTAATATGAAAACAATAGCACAACAATTAAACGTCAAAGAGTTTCCATTTGAAATCAAAGACAAGAATGGAAATAAAATCTACTATGAAAACTC